TCAGATGGCGTCAGCGGCCATGTGCCGCTTGCTCCACGCTGAACCTGAATTTTGGCGCCGACGTCGCCAAGCTGCCCACCGTCGATGACGTGCGGCCCATATGTGCCAGCAGGGTAGGTTGAAAAGGAGATGCTTGCGTTGCGAGCCATACCCTACTTGGCTCTCCTGATCGAGACGTACCGGATCACTACGAAAGGTCCACGCTGCCAGTGCGCCTTCTCGTCTGCCCTGTGCGGCTTCCACCCGGCCTGAAGCTCGACCGGTCCGAACCTTCTCCACCACCGCCAGATGCCTTCGCTCTCATGCCAGACGAGACCGGGCGTCTGCGGCTTGTCGAACTCTCCGTCGCTCGGACGTGCGCTAGTAGCCCACGAGAGTCCGTACATGCGGTTGCGCCAGAGCCACCAGACGCTCGTCAGGTAGCGTCCAACTTTCTCGCCGAACTTCTTGGTCGTCCAGTCGAGCACTTCTCTCGTCTGGTGCATACGCACGTCCCCCGGCAGCCGCTCATCTGGAGTTCCCCAGATGTACGCCCACCGAGGAAGGTCGCCACGGACGGCTGGGTGTTCATAGTCGTCAGCGCCGCCTGTCCAAGTCGTCGGCTTGTCATCCCACTTTGCGAAGAGCGCAACAACTGGAACGAGCAGCGCAAGAGGCCACGAGATGATCTCGACGGCGACTGCGATCACCAAGTCGTTCAGAATCAGGAGAGCCTTCTTCATCGTTACTCACCGTCCACAGTAGACCTTGCGTTCCCACCTGCTCTTGTCATTCCACATGGCCTCAGGAAGCCACTGCATATTGATGGTGTCGTCACACCCGCCACACGCGAGCGGGATTACATGATCGACGTACCACCCTGCACATGCTCCAGTTGTGAGTCCTGTAGATGGGCACGGGTGCTCCATCACGAACCTGCGCTTCGCAGTCTGACTCCGTTTGATCGTGCCGTCGGCGTTCCTCGCAATATCGTCAGTATTCACGTGGCACACGCGCGCGTCACCGGCAAAAGCAACCGATGCTGCCGCCATCAGGATTGCAAAAACTGTCTCCCTCATTCACCCCTCTCTGATCGATGCACAGCAGACTTCCACACGACTGCCTTCATCTTCCCGGGAACTCTGCCCCTCAAACCGCACGGGTAGACCCAACCAGCCTTCGAAAGCGTCGCAAGCGTGTCCCTCACGGTGTCGACATTCATCTTCGTTGATTCGACGATCTCCGCCACAGTCATCTGGCCGCCACGGTTGAGCGCCTCGATAACCTCGATTACGGTTACTCTCACTGGTTCCCCGCAGAGATGGATGCCGAGGTGCAGCTAACCTGCACGCCAGCGTTGATCGAAGTGGTGTTCAGGTTGAAGTCGGCGCCAGACGTTCCGACGTTGAAGTCTGCGACGAACGTCCCGGACGAGTCGACAATGCGGCCCCAAGTCGCGGTACCAGTGTTGTCTGCACTGGAGTCAGCAGTGATCGAGTTGAACGTCAGCGTCGCTGCGCCACCAGTAGTACCTGACGCGTTCGGAGCGCACGGGTCGGAGAACGTAAGCTCAGCAAGGAGCGTCGTCACCGCGCCACCGGTAGACGGACGTGTCCCGTTGTAGATGCGAAGTAGGCCGGATCCAGACCCCGCGTCGATTGCGTCACGGATCTGGTTGAGCATGTTTGCGCGGATCGACCCCGCAAGAGAAAGTTGTTGCGCCATCTATACCCTCTTCCAAGTAGTGTGGCCACCGTACCCGATGCTTTCGCCCTCATCAAGAACGATCCCCTGAGCCTTCAGGAGACCCCTGATTTCGTCGACGCGTGCGAAATCGAGAGACTTGCGCGCAAGGTCGAAGGTGGCTACCAAGTTGTCGACCTCTTCATCAGTGTACCGGTGCAGCGGCTCAGGTCTGCGGTACGTCTCCATCCGAGACAGAACCCACTTCTGTGCAGCCTCGTCAGCCTCATCTCGAGACGCCGCCGATCCAGAGCCTTCCTCCAGAAGGTGGATCGGCTTTGGCGACTCATCCCACAACTTCTGGATCAGCTTCAGCCGCGCCTCACGCTGCTCCTCCGTCGCGCCAGCAGGAAGGTCTGGCGGGTACACTGGCCACGGCACATCCGGACGCTCACTCGACACGACTCCGCCGTGCTCCCACGAGACCGGGTCGTACGAGAGGATCTTGGCCGACCACTTGTATGGGTTGCCCTCTGTGACGACGATCTCCCAGTAGGCTGAGTAATCGTTCTTGGGGTAGTCCCACACCTTGATCAGGCTGACTTTCTTCGGTCGCTTCATTCTTCGTCTCCGAACATTCTCGAAACAGCTTCGCGGGCCTTGGCGATCTTCGACTGGATGTCGGCAAGCTCAGCCTTCTTCTCGTCGACCTTCTTCTCAAGGTCGCCAAGCTCCGCCTTCATCTGCGCGATCTCGCCCCTAGTGGCCTCCACCGTCTCACGTGCAGCTTTCGCAATCGATTCGGCCCTCGCGTTCGCGTTCGAGACGATCTCGTCGGCCCTCCGGTTCGCTTCGGCGACCTTCGCTTCACACGCAGCCTTCGTCGACTCAAGGAGTTCAGTCGACTCACGCTTCGCGTCACGGAGAGCACTCTCGGCCTTCGCCGTCTCCTCTGCGACGCGCCGCTTGATGTTCTGGAACTCGGCCAGTGCAGCCTCCTTCTGTTGGCCAAGGTCGGCGATTGCGGCCTTCAGTTCGTTGACGTGGTCCTCGTGGGCACCAATCGTTCGGATGACCTCCGCAGCCTCGTTGACGTCGCGGAGGATGCGCGCAAGCTGATCGAGACTTGTAAGCGCACGGTGATAGTTTTCAGTTGCCATTCAGACCTCCTTGCCGCCGCGACCACGGCGCAGGAACATGGTCACGTTGATGGAAGAACCAGTACCACCAGAAATCGCTGGCCGCTGGTACCGGACAGCTTCGAGCACCTGCTTGATCCCTGCGGCAGTGAGACCGATCACAACCCCCTGCGGGTCACTCAGGTTCGCGTAGTTGGTCCCGTCGTTGCTACCCTGCAGGTTGATGGTTGCGCCACCGAACGTCCCGGACGCCTGAATGCTCCGGTCCGAGTAGTCCGCAAACTCGGTCGGGACCGGTTCGAACGTGTCGCCGTTGGTGGCACCGGTCCACGTGACGACGACGGAGTTGTTGCTGATGCGACTCACCGTCGCAGAAATGGTTGCCATCTACTTCTCCCTCAGATGCCTGACCCCATTCGGGCCTTGATGTCAAGCTCCCTCTGCTGCATACGCTCTTCGTGCCTATGTTGCAGAAGAAGTTCCGTCATACGCGCCTTCACGTCCTCAAGCTTCATCTTGTTCTCGTTCGCATACTTGATCACCTCAAGCTGGTACTGCAGGTTCATCTTCTGAATGTCAGCCTGACGCTCACGCTCCGCATCCTGCATCGAAGCCTGCAGCTTGGCACTGTCAAGTTGCGCCTTGATCTGGGCGACGGCCACCTTCGGGTCTTGTGGAGGCGGCTGCTGCTGCATCTGCTGGATGATGCGGGTCGCCTCATCCTCACCAACAAGGATGCTCTTCGCGTCGATCTGGTTCATCTCGTAGACCGACTTGAGCCAGTCGTAACCAGCGTTCTTGTGGAACTTGGCAAGGACGGGATGCAGCACGTACGTTGCAATCTGCAGCAGCATCTGCTTCTGCATGTCGCGCTGGATGAGTGCAGACGACCCTCGCGCGTCGACCTGAAAGTCTCCCTTGATCGAGTCGTCCTCGTTGTACTGCATGTTCCAGTCGTAGAACCGCGAGATCATCGTGTCTGTGATGCAGTCGTCGATTGTCTTCACGACTCTGCGGAGCACCGTGTTGGCGTTGTTGTACAGCAGCGTCATCGACCCGACCTGATCTGGCGCTTGCCCCTGATTGCCCTCCAGCAGCGACGGGATGCTCGACTCATCTTCGGCAAACCTTAGTGCGCGCTCGATGATCGCCTGAATCTCGGCCTGACGCGTGTCGAACTGGTACGTCTTGAACGCGTGCCCGACGTCGACAACTCCGTCCTTCGAGAACCAGATCTTGGATCCTGTGAGCGCCCAAGACTTGTCAGCAGGTTCGATCAACTTGCGGTTGATGACGATCTGCCCACCTGCTGACAGTGCAGCGTTGTCCATCATCATTCGCCACCCGGCAGTCACGACCTTCGACGGGTTCCGCAGGATGTATGGGATGCCGACGCCGAACATCTGGCCTTCGATCCGCTCGTACTGCGCCACCGAGTAAGGAAGCTCACCGGAGTCGAGAGGATTCAGGTACGCCTTGATCGGTCGCCCGTTGCAGATAAACACGCACCCGCTTACGGCATCCTGACGCTCCTCGTCGCTCTCGCACTCGCACCCTTCGACGCCTGCAGCCTCGAGGTCGCCACGAGTGAATTCACCGTGCACGATGTACACGTCGAAGACCGCGTCATCTGGCGTCACATACTCGCCCGGCACGATGCGGTCGATTCCTGCCCTGCGGCCCCTGCCAGCCTTGGAAGCCTTCGGCCCCTCGTTCAGGCATTCGTTGATCTGACTGGTGATGTATCCCTGCTGCCCACGCAACTCGCGGAGAGTCTTCGCGTTGAACTCCTCGACTTCCACGACGTACCGTGCTTTCTCGATGTCGCCACCTGCAGCAGGATCTGGATAGAAATTCCACGGGCTCACGCGTACAACCGCTGGCGCGTACTTTTCCTCGATCTGCAGCATCCAACCGTCCGGAAGCTTCGTCCACTTCTTGCCTACGTAACGCTTCACGAATGGGCCACGCAGGATCATCGTCCCGAGGACGCAGAAATCCCAGATGCCCTTGCGGAACTCTGCGTTGTAGTTGCACTCGACAAGCTGGTCCTCGATCTCCCGCTCCATCCGCTTCGCACGCTCCGCCGCCTCCTCGATGGCCTGCTTCGCAGCGTCGGCGGCAGTCAGTTCGGTGCCGTCGGGCTTCATGATCGGCTGGCCACCGACGGTCAGCACCGTCCCGTGCCCCCTTGTCAGATCTGACGAAAGATCCGGGTTCGGAGTCGGCCTGATCGCGAAGTTCTTGTCATCCGTCGGAAGCATCATCTCCGAGATGCGAGAGATCGCCGCATTCGTCTTTGGCCGCGTGATGTTGACCGAGATCCTGCTGCGCGTCTGCCTGTCGCCAGATACGACCGCATCGGTCACACCCTCCTGCGCCATCTGCGTCATCGACCTGTACGAGTGCTGCGAGATCTCTGACCCGTAGTACTGCCGCAGGTCTTCGATCCACCGCGACTCGATGCCGCTTGCGTCGCGCGCACTGATGGCTTCGTCGATCATTTTCTGGACCGCGACGCCGAACGCCTCGAGGCGGTCGAGGATCTCGTCTTCACTCGGCGGATAGTTTTCCGTTTGCATCAGTAGCCAACAACCTCATCGAACGGTCTGAATGCGGCAACAACTGGGCCGCTCTTTTCTTTCCTCCGCACCGGCTCCGCGAACGTCAGCGCAAGCGCGTCTGCGATGTCTGGGGATTTCTCATCGCGCTTCTTCATGCTTTCTTTCGACTCGATCCTCAGGCGACCAGAACTGTCGTACGTGTACCCGGGAGCAGTCAGGTCTGCGAGGATTTCGTCCGACTGCGGCAGCGAGCACGGGAACTCCTCGAGCCACCGCTTCATCTCGCCCCACATCTCGGCGCGGCGGTTGACGTACTTGTCGCTATCGATCGCAGTCTCCGCAGCGTTCACCGCGAAGACAACGTTCTTGGACTCATCATCTTGTGCGCCGTACCCGAGTTCGCACAACCTGTCGTACACGCCCGACCCGATGCCGATCACGTCGATAAAGACGGCGTCAGGATTGTGCGCCTCGATAAAGCGGGCCACGATGCCAGCGACCTCCATCGTGCCCCGCTTCGCGTACGTCTTGACTGCCCTGACCTTGCGGCCCTGACGGACCACGATCGCAGTCCGGTCGTCGCCGTACCTCGCAGGGTCGACTCCGACCACCATCGGGCCCGAAGGCACAACGGATTGCATCGCCTGCGCACGCACGACAAGGCTGCCCGGAATGAACGAATCTCGAGCATCCGAGACGAACGCTTCCTGCCAGTTGCACGGATACTCCGCATGAAACCGGTTGACGTCGCCGTCGAAATCGTTGGCGATTTTCCACCGCC